ATTTAGTGAAATAATCGTAGTTGTTCCTACACCAACAGAAGTATTTTCTATATTTACAGATCCAGTCAAATCCACAAATCCAACAGCAGTTGTTCCTACTCCAGCAGCATTTGAATTGAAAATTTGTTTAATTAACTTAATATCATAATCTGTATCAAATGCGTCAACCGGATTAAATCTCAAGAAAGTTTCGTCAAATTCGTTCTCTGCTAAATCAAATGTTCCGTATGCAGAATCTGAATTTTGCAAAGACTCATTTTCAACAATAACAGTTTCTTTTCCATCACTCAATATAGTTACGTCAGTTAATTGAATCTCACTACCATCTGCACTGACAATTCTAAACAAATAATTATGATATGATGCATCATCAACTTCTTGTATCGATAAAAATTGAGTGCTTTCATCTTCAAAATTTGAGAACTGATTACTTATGTTATCAATATCCAATACATTGAGATTTTTCAAATCGGTATAATTGGTTAATCTCTTATTTTGGAATCTCAAAAACTTTGATTTTTCATCAACAACTTCACTATCAATAACATTGTCAAAATTATTAATAGTATCTACTCTCTTTTGGTCAATTACATCATAAACAACAGTAAATCCATCACTAGACTTTGCTAATCCCACATTAACAGATTTGGATACTTGAATATCTGCAAAGTTCTTTAATCCACTAGTATGAACTAAGTTTTCTACAGGAGATTGTTGATCCTTGTACGTTACTGAACTTTTTATAGAATATGATAAATTCTGATAATAATCATTATCTGCAGTGACTTGATAGTCCTCACTTAATTTTCCAGTTTCAGTATCCCATCCAATATCTTGTAAATTAGAATAATTTACATTAAAGATTGCTTCGTTGTCAGTTAATTTTTCTATTGTAGCAACATTACCAGACTCAGTTCCAGTAATAATTTCTCCAACGGACAATTCATACAATCCAGAAACTTTTAATTTATTTCCTTCACTTTCTACAATTGTTAAATCTATGTTCTGATTATTTGAAGATAAAGTTTCTCCAACTAAGAATGTGGATTGTTTTTGAATCAATTTAAAGGATGGATAATCACTTTCGTTAATTAAAATACCACTAAAATCCTGAACTGTTTTTGCAATACCAGTGTTTGTAGTTAATCCAGATATATCAAATGTTACTTTATTGTTGATGGAAGAACTATTATCATAGTTGCTTACCTTAAACAATTTAAATCCATAATCCTCAGAGTTAAATCCATCACCAACACTATTACTAAGTTTTTGAATTCCTTCAACATATACAAGATCACCAACTGCAAATGGTTCAACTGTAAAGGATCCAGTGCTTGGTGTCGATATAGAACATGTGAATATACCACTATTTGAAGATGCTACGTCAACAACAGCGACTCCATTTGTATTATTAGTGGTAAAGATTTCTACTCCACTATCGGATAATCCTTTTGGAGAAATTTCAATGTCTACAGATGAAATCGAAGATCCAGATAAAATTGGTTTTAACAAACCAGAGTTGATAATATTTCTTGTATCTGAATCAACAATAGTTAATATTGGAGTATCGTTATATCCACTTCCACCATTTAAAATTGTCAGAGTGTCTATGGTATTAGAATTTTTTAATACTATGTTTGGAGATACACTAACTTTAGGTCTTAATGTTTTATCGGAAGAGTAAGTAAATCTATTATTTAAAATTCTTTTTTGTTTTATTGAACCAATCGCAGTTGATTCTACGTTAACAATCAAATCAGAACCAGAAACCGAGTTTGTAGATTTTAAAGTTGGTAATTTCTTATATTCAGATCCAAAGGATAAAACATTTAATGATTTAACAGATCCAGTTGTGGAAATTGATGTTGTAGAATATTCCAGAGTATCACACTCAGTAGAAATATAAGAAGATCTCTCGGGTTTTTTATTAATATTTAAATTAAAAGTTGTTGTTCCTACACCAATTATGCTATAAGTATTATTATAAACACTGGCATTGTATCGAATACTAGAATTTCTCTTAACATCAGTGTCTGAATTTAATACTACTCCATCTTTTTCCAGATTATAATATAATTCTTCTGGAACTGCAGAACTATATTCTAAAGTTAGGGTTGCAGTGGTTCCAAGTCCTACAGTACCTACTCCAGACAAACTAAATGAAGTTGTAGATCCTGTAGATACAAATTCATTTTTAAATTGAGAATCTGTATAAAGTTTCAAACTATAATTAACCAAACTTGTATCAGAAAGATCAAATACTAAGTTATTATTCTCTATAACATTCAATCTTGGATTAATCAATGCTATATTTTGATTAGAACCTCCTGTTGAAGCAAAACTTACGACAGATGGAGGAATTTGTTGCGAATCAAAGAAAGTTTCACACAATTTAATTTTATTTTTATTAACTCTATAGATGAAATATTCATCTTCACTTAAAGGACCATTTTCATAAAAAACTTTATCACCAGTTTTTAATTCATGATCAGTGATAGTAATTTCATTGGTTGTTGAATTAATTCCTGTGGAATTGAATCCGATTGGATTTATGATAATATTATCAATTTTAGAATTATAAATTACACTAACTGTGGTGGAGGTTCCAATACCAACAGAGAGATTGGGTTTTACCTCTAAAGTAATACTATCACTATTTTGAAGTCCATGCGACGTAGAAACAGAAACAGTTACTACATTCTTTTCAATATCACCAGTTATTTGCGTAAAGTTGGATCTCAGTGAATATTCATCATTATCTACACCATTAGTGTGGAAAAATAACTCTGCACCATTAATTGAGGTCTTCAATCCAATAAGATTTGGATTTTTATTGACAACAAATAGATTTGATGGGATATTACTTTGAGTTTGACCATCAGTAGATATTGACAGTGTTGTTCCGTTAGCAGTATAAATGACTGATTGATTTGTTTTGAATGGGTGGTTTTCAATATGAATACCTTTTGTTGGAATATCTCTAGTTACAGAAATATCTCCAAAGACAAAGGACGTTGAATATCCAACACCACTTGATGTTCCTACTCCAACAGATTCATGAGGATTGAAGAAAATAGTATTGTTTACCGCAGATTCAAACTTATCTACAGATTTAGAAATAGTAAATGAATCTGGTAAGAAGGATACTGAAGTTCCCTCACTATGAGATACTCCCGCCAATCCTCTCTTAACTCTTAAAATATTTTCATTTCGGTATATATCAAGAATTTTTAATGTTTCTGTTCCAACTGAAATACTACTACCAATTGAAACTTCTTCTGGAACTGGTGCAACATATATTTCTGTTGTAAATCCAGCAGATGCTGCACTTGTTATTGTTGAGAGGCATCTTCCATTTATATAAGATGGAACATTAATTTGATGTATTCCATTTAAAGATGTTAGATTAGTAGAAAATCCTGATATTGTAATAAAATCTAAATTTGAAAAATCATGTTTAGGCAGTATCGAAATTTTTACTTTTTGAGGAGATTCCCATGAGAATAAAGAATTTAAATTGGTGGTTGTATTTGTAACAATATTTGTAATATCTCTACCTTTTATAGATTTTACCTCAACATTTAATCCACTACCCGAAGTGCCAGTTTCATCAAATATTAGTTTATCTCCAACTTTAAAATTATTACCTCCATTCTGAATCTCTACAGATTCCACCGCACCAGAATTTACAGATAAAACTTCTATCTTTTGATCCAAAATATCACTGGTTTCGTTGATAAAATCATAATCTACATCTTTTTCTGATACTTTGTATGGTAAAGTATTTCTCAATAAATCGGAATTATTGAAATCGAAAGATTGATCTAAGTTAGAATCGGAAATTAATTTTGATCTATACTTATTACCTATAAAATATGGAAATTCATCTATTGTTGCATGATAAGCATACACACCATTTGGATACTCATCGTTTATTTCATATCTTCCATTATATTCATCTAAATCTCCACTTCCATCAAATTTATAATCTTCAACAAAGAACCCATTACTAAATCCAGAGGGTCTATTTGCAACATTTGAAATATCAAGAGTATATCCAGATTGTAATGTTTTCACTCCCGAGAATATATCTTTTGGATTCGAATATCCGGTTGGACCGTAAATTGGATTTCCGTCATACGCCCACCCTATAATTCCTGATAGAGTTCCATCTTCTAAGAAAGCATCTCTTAATACTGAAAAATATTTTAATGTTGTGTATTGAATTTTATCCTTACCAGTAGATAAAAGTTCTCCAGTGGAATATCTTTGGTTATTATCAACTGTTAATTTTCTTATTTGTGGATCAAAAATAACATCTTTTCCTGAAGAAATAACTTCAATCTTCGTATCTGTAGAAGAATATCCAATACCAGAATTAATAACTTTAACTTCTGATATTTGTCCGGAAGCATTGACTACTGCCCTCAATTCTGCTCCAGTTCCAGAACCAGTAACAACTAAATCTGGAACAGAATAATACTCTGTTCCTTCATAACTGATGGTAACACTATTAATTGTACCTCCAACAACAACTGGACTCAATTTAGCAAGTTTACCATTCTCTATGATTACTGTTGGTTTCTTTTCATAATTTAAAACTGTTGATCCATATCCTGTTCCTGGTTGATAAACATATGCATCTATAATTTCACCTTTTACAACAGGAGTTGTTACTAAATTTTCAAGTACTTGTGTAGTTGATCCAATTCCAGCAGTAACATATTTGATTGAGACAGAGATATCGGGGTATTTGAAATATTGCTCTCCAGATCCGGTACTATTAAATTTTTCATAATTTTCTTGCTCATAATTTGAAACTATGGTTCCTCCAACACCAGCATTACATAATCTGAATGCATTATCGTCAATCTTTAAAACATAGAATTGATTTGCTGTTGAAATACCAGAAATTTGAGTAGTTTCAAAATCATACTCTACAATTTCACCACTATTAAATCCATGATTATTAAAGTTAACTGTGTGTTTTGTTGTAGATATTCCAGTAGGATTGACAATTAATTTTCTGTTTGTATATCCATCTCCACTATTAATAATTTTGATACTATCAACTTGTCTTTTGGTGGAAAGAGTTGAGAATTTATGACTACCCTTAGATCCCGTAAAAATTCCAACAGGATTATTTTTTGATTCAAACTCATTTAAATTGAAATATAATTTTATTACTTTGCTATTGCTAACTTCAACAAAATATGAAGAGTTGTCAGGCATCAATGAATTATTTCCTGCCGTACCGATAGCTATAGCAGTATTTCCTAAAGAATTGTAAATTATCTGTTCACCATTGACAAAATTGTGGTCTGTTAAAAATGCAATTTGATTGGTAGTTTCATTGACTCCACCACCAATGGAAGATAAATCTGCATTAAATAAAACTTCTCTAGATCTGGAAACTAATACTGGTTCAAGAACAGCACCACTTCCATTTCCACCAGAGATATCAACGGAGGTAATTTTATCAATATTATAATCTTGAGAATCTACATATACTTTTTCAAATTTTCCACTAATAACTGGTTGAATCTTTGCAGTAGTGCCAGCACCGGGGGAAACTCTGACAATTGGTAAATTGATTACATCATAATTTGTTCCACCAAATAAAATATTTACATCTTCAATTGGTCCAAAGTAAACATTATCTTTAGACTTGTAATTACTGATTTCTACTCCATTTATTAACATTCCTGTGGTTCCAGGAATAGTCAATTCTCCAGAACCTCCTTCAATGTTTTTTTCTAATGGAAATTTTCTAAAAAGTTTTTGTATTCCAAGTTCAGAGTCTTTTTGAGAATTTAAAATAAATTTGTGAGATCCTATATTATCACCGGTAGATGTGCTTGGTATTCCAAATGTTAAATTACTTCCAGATTCTACTAATGATATTGAACCATATAATTTAAATTCATTACTTGATACTTTCTTTACAAAATATGTTCCTGTTGTTAGACCAATTAAAGTTTCTCCTTGAGAAGAGTAGAATATTTGATCTCCCGTTACAAATGGAACTTGAGTTCCACCTAAAGAAACAATATTAAATCTATCATTTACTTCATCCTTAAGATTGGTAGTGCTAGCAATACTGACAGATTTGATATTAGAATCGATGCTAAAATTGTATTGAAAACTAGTGATTCCACTTTTTGTGCTCGATGGTAGTGAGTTTGAAGCTACGTATCCAAACTCATCTTCTTCAAAATAAACATTCGAAACATCCGACAATAGAGTTTTGTTTGTAAACCCTGCTCCAGATTGATTAACTGTATTTACTTTTCTTCTTACATCATATTCTTTACCTGCTTCCAAAGTTGGATTATTTTCCAATTGTAAGGTATTCTGTGAAGTATTAACATTTTCAATACTAATCAAACCTGATCCAGGTACTACAACTTCACTATCTCTTTCTAATATTTCAACCTCATCTCCTATTTTTAAACTAGATCTATCAATCGAAGATCCTAGTTTAATAGTGCTGTTATTTGTAATTTTATGTCTGGTGCTTGTATTGTATATAAAAGAATTTGCAAAAATTTCTTTCCAATTTGAATTATTATTCTTTACCTTATCTCCAAGGTTTTTAATTTGAATTATATCTCCCTCAGAGGTTTTGAAATTTTCACTTTGTTCCTTTACAGTGTTAATTACTCCCAAGAGTAATAATTCAACCTTTTTAGAGGTATCTCCGTTTTCATAAGAGAAGTATATATCACTCGATCTAATATTTGATGTTTTAGATATATCAGCACTAATACCAGTGCATCCAAAAAATTGATTAATGCTTTTTCCAGTATAAGTGATAGTGTTAGATCCAGAGATCAAAGTTCCTGACTCTGGGAAACTAACAGTAGAATCCACAGTTAAAATAGAATCTCCTGCCGATACACTCTCAATTAATTTCGTATTTGGTGTAATTATAAAATTACCTTCAACAGAAGAATTTCCGTTATTACCTATGTAAAATTGAATTTTGTAAAAAGTTTTTCCCTTTCTTGTAAAAGGTTCTAATGCAGAAATTGAGGCAAACGTGTTTTCATCATTGCTCTTTGTGAGAGTTTGTCCTACAATTTTTGTAATATCTCCAGAAATTACTTCTGCAACTACAACCTCTCTTCTTACATAATTTGCAGACGATGGTTTGATCAGATAATCCTCCAAATTTATAATAGAAGGAGTTTCTCCAAAAATAACTTTAAATAAGATTTTTATAGATTCATCTGTTCCTTTAGACGAATAAAAATCTTTTGCTCTTTTTATAAAATTGCCTGCATTAATACTCTTTGCAAAGGAGATATTTTCCAGTCCGGGAGTAAAAGTAGATTTTAATTTTTTATAAAATTCTTTTAAGAATAACGAACTTAAATTTTGTATAGTTACATCACTACTATGAGATGCTGCAGTTGATGTAGAAAATACCAACTCTTGATTGTTTAAATCTTGATGATAATCAGTAACTCCACTAAATCCGCGTACACAACCAGTAAAACTGTTTGTGGTTATTCCAGTATAGGTAATAATTTCATCATTAATTTTTAACAGACCATATTGATTTGGAAATCCCTTAGTGCTAGAAACATTGATTTTGGTGTCAGTAGATGTTATATCACCATTTAATGTAGCACTATCAACAATAACTTCTGGTTTTAAATTATCAATTCTTAAATATTCGTCTAAATTATCACTAAGATCAATGGGACCACCTTGATATTCTTGTGAAATATAATATTGCTTTAAAAAATCAGATGCTTTTGGACTTTCATCCAAAATAAATTCTGGTAATTGACTGGAAATTATGTCCTGAATCTTGACTTTTGATTCAATTCCTGTTTGTATCATGCTACTTTCTTATTAAATTTCCGTTTGAATAACTTGAATTGTAGAAATCGTTAACAAATCTGGTCCCAGATATTTCATCACCAGAAGCAATCACGTCCCTTACCATATTTATTGTACTTTTTGGAATGTTTAATGAGACATACAAATCTCTGAGTCCAACAACATCATTGGATTCTGGGAATGCTTGAATCTCTATAATATTATTTGAAGATGTGGTTTCTGTGATGTTTATAGGGAAAAGAATAATTTCTCCCTTTTCATAATCAACTGTTCCTGCCTGTCTTATTACAACAACATTATTTTCGGAGTCAAGTTTAATTAAAGAAATAAAACCATCTTTTGCAATTTTCTCACTTGGTAAATCGGGCAAAAGATTAGGTGTATCTGTTAAGTATACTGTAGAACTTTCTCCAAAAATTTTAAATCCCGTGGATTTGATATTAAATCCCTGAGATTTTACGTGAAAACGATTTCCATAACACAATTCATATTGAGCGAGAGTATTTAATGATGCTTTCAAATCTCTACGAATAATAATCTTTGTTATATTTGATGTTATAGCAGTATCAGTGTTGTCAATAACTTGTTGCACTTTACTATATCTCAGTCTTCCTCCAAACTTATTAAGATCTAAAGATTTTGAATATTTTGTTAGAGAATTTAAAACAGATGTTTTTAAATTTTCTTCTGATGATGATTGGGAATAATTATAATAAACAGAACTATCCAGTTCAACATAAAGAATTTTAAGATCTGTTATTTTTTGATTTATTCCAGAAACTGCGTATTGTTTTAGATCTGACGCGATTCTGGTTTTATCAAAATCAGAAACAAAACTACCATTCTTTGGTTTGATGCTGATTTGTACAGTGCCAAATTGAGGAGGATCTAGTTGTTCACCTCCGACAACAGAAACAGATTCTGTGTTTGGATAAATTTCTTTAATAATTGCTTCATAGTCTCTCGATGTGACTGCCCTATATTGTGAAGAATATA